TCACATTGCCGACCCTTCCGACCACCCTACTTTTTTGTTCGGGAACGAAGCCTCAAGAATTATTTGAGCCCGCTCTATCTCACTATCAGAGAGAAGATCAATAAATCGTTCGATCTTTATTCTCTGATCAGACTTACCACCAGAAGATCCAGTCACTAAATATTCAACAGAGGTACCAAGAATCTTGGCGATATCAACAGCTTGATACACGTTGGGGACTCTACCTTTTGACTTCCATCCCTTGAAGGTTGAATAGCTTATACCTGCCTTCTCTGCCAACCACTCTTGAGTAATTTTTTGTTTGCGTACTTCTATTTTTACGCGATCAAGAAAGTCCATAGCCTTTATATCGGAAAATATACCCCAAATGGATACTTTTTTTCTTGACAAGGTATCCAAGAGGATATATTCTGATGATATGAAAGAATCCAAACGGAAACCAGACGGAAGATACAAGGCGTCTGTTCCCTTCACCACTGAAGAAAAAGAACGATTTAACGCATTCATAAGGGCAACCGGGAGAAAGGCTGGACCATTCCTGCGAGTGGAAGCAATGAAACGTGTAGAAGAGTGGGAAGCAATCAAATCATAAAATACTTAGATTAATATTAAGAAATTGGAGGTATTGGAATGAAGGATGTAGCATCCAGAGGGAGCATGACGGTCAAGGAAGTAGCGATGGTGCTTGGCGTTGCACCGGAAACAGTACGAGCAAATGCCAAGTATATGTTTCCTGATATTTTTAATGTTGGAAAGACCACATACCTGAACGAAACGCAAGTAACTGCGGTCAAGAAAAGAATAGAGGGGCATCATAACCTCAAGAGTACTCTGGAGGTCTTACCAAAGACCGCCCTTGAAAAGCGTCTTATTGTCCGTCAGGCCATAAACCTACTTAATGAAGAGATAGAAGAACTGCAGGCCCAACTTGACAGAGCAAAACCAAAAATAGAGTTTTTTGATCAAGTAACCGATTCAACCGATGCAGTGGACATGGCGACAGCCGCAAAGGTTTTGCACCTCGGTGTCGGCAGGAATACACTGTTCAACTTCCTCAGAGACAACAACGTATTACAGCAGAACAACCAGCCTTATCAAAGCTTCATTGATCGTGGCTACTTCCGCACCATTGAACAGAAGTACACAAAGAACGACGGTTCAACGTCAATCAATATAAAAACAGTCGTTTATCAGAAGGGTCTCGATTTTATCCGTCGCCTTTGGAAAGAGAGGTATATAGCATGACAATCCTACCGAACCCCCGGCCGATTCACGAGCTGGCCGGAATCTTTCAATGGACAACTTTAATGCGTCAATACCGAACCGATGATCAGGTCCGGCAAATTACCGGCTTTTCACCGGCGGGAACCTTCGAGCGGTTCCTGGCCATCAACGGACAGCCGGTATTCGAGGAGGTGTTGAGATGAACATGCAACGTTACAGCAGGGCCATAAGATTGTCATTGTTCTTTTTCCAGTCCGGCAACATGAGAAGCGCCATCTATTGGCAGCGCAAAGCGGCAAAGGAGCTGGCATGTCTGACCGCATGATGGGCCAGCTTGAGGCGTTGACGGAAATCAACCAGAAGGCCGTTGAGAAGATGGAAGAGATCACCGAGGCAATCGGGCACACCGTCAGCCGGATTGAATCTGGCGCCCGGGAAGTCTCGGAGCTTCGTAGCCTTGTCGGGTTAATGCAAGACATCATCCGCGACCAGAAAACAACAACCTGGAGAACCGGCACCGAGATAGCCCGGCACTTTAGCGTCAATGTCAAAACAGTAAACCGCTGGCGCAAAGCCGGGATCATCAAAGGCTACCGGGCATCAGACAATCCGTTTTCCCGCATCCTTTACGACCTGAAAGAAACTGAGGCGGCAATCCGTGAGCGATCTATCAAGTAGCGAGCTGTACGGCACAAGGAGGCTAAAAGTGTCAAAGAAAGCAAAAGCAGAGCCCGACCTTTCCGGCGCATTGAAAGAAACCTTCCGTCTAACCGTAGGCGGCGAATGGGTAAAGGCTCACCTGATACGGAGGATAGCAAAACTGCATGGAATACCGTATGGAACGCTCTTAGATGAGGCAGTGCTTTCCATAAGCGATTCCAATCAATATGTCTGTGACCCGGCTTTCCGGGATGAGGACGACCCGCTGACTGCACCTGATGAGGGATGATATGGCAGGGCTCGGTAGGCAAGGAGAGAAATTGAAGAACAAATACCGCAACCGGAAAACAACAATCGACGGGATCACCTTCGACAGCAAAAAAGAGGCCGCCCGGTATGCGGAACTCAAGATGCTGGAAAGAGCAGGGGAAATCCAGGGGCTTAAGTTGCAGCCGAGATACGAGATTTCCAAGACCGTCAAATGGAACGGGAAAACGCTACGGGCCCGGTTTTACGTTGCAGATTTTGAGTACTGGCAAAACGGCGTGAGAACCGTCGAAGACGTGAAGGGTATGCGGACAAAAGAATACACCCTCAAGCGGCATAGATTTTTAGAGCTTTACGGCGATCAGGTAAGGTTTATCGAAACATGAAACAGCGATGTAAAAAACGTGTGGGGATTCCAGCGAGTTGGTTTAACTTCGCCACAGGAGCGGGGAAGCGGGAACTTACCTCCCTTTGTGTGAACGCACCCCAGAAGGTAGATGCGAAGGCTACCTGTCCCCATCGCCGGCGGGACCTATGAGACTGCAAACGCAGGGCGGCCCTTTCCGGGTTCAATTCCCGGAGCCGGTATAGACCATTTAGCTGTACGCGATGGTCAACACCCGTGAGTTGATCGGGGTGAATAACTTTTTTTTCGTTGTCTTAGGATTACGACAAAGAGGGGCGCAGGTGAAGAAGTAGCCATATTGTAGAAAAGCTAATTCGTACGCCCCGGCTTTAAAGAGGTTGCCGGGGCACTTTAAGGGGGAACGGTGAAAATTATCAAAAAAATTATTTGCCTGATTTTTCGACGCCACCGGCAAGACCGGCTGGAAGCATCTGGCGCAAAGTTCCATCAGTTTTACGACCAATACGGCGGCGGCAGAATGGCAATCTGCCCGCATTGCAGGACCGGTGTTTTTATAAAGGGGGAAAAATGAGCAAGTACGTAAGCAAAACAAGTTCAGGATCGCCACGGGATAAAACGAAGGCGACCCCGAAGCAGAACAAATGGAGAGACCCGTTCTTCATTCGGGCTAACCTCGACAGGATGTTTGGAAACAGAGCGCCGACACGTTACCAGTACAAAAGCATCATGGCGGCAAAACGCCCGGTCATAATAGACCAAGGAGCGGTTAAGGCGGTGAAGGTCAGATGATACACCTCACAGACTGCGAACCAATCGCAGCATACAGCGATATAACCGAGGAAGAATGGCTATCACTCCGTAAGACTGGAATCGGCGGAAGTGACGCCGGGGCAATCATGGGGCATAGCAAATACGGCTCCCCGCTTACTGTCTGCCTTGAGAAGACGGGGCGATACGTCCCGGAAGACATAAGCGAAGAAGAGCCGGTCGCGGTCGGAAATATCCTTGAACCGATTATACGCCGTGAAATTGTAGGGCCTTACATCCGGGAAAAACTCCTGGTTAATGTTGACGTCATTGACCCGACGCATACCTACCGGAGCATCAAGTACTTATGGATGATTATCAACCCTGACGGATTCTTGAACATACCGGGCGACACCGTCGGCCTTGAGATCAAGACGGGATCCTCCTACCGCCTGAAAGAATGGGGCGGGAAAGACGGCGATAGTCTCCCGGATACCTACTATGATCAGGTACAGCATTACATGGCTGGAACCGGTTTAAATGAATGGTGGGTTTTCGGTCTTATCGGGAATACTCGCCTCCTCCGTATAGTACCGCGGAACGAAGGGTACATCGCAGATCTCGCAGAGCGTGAGCGGGAAATCTGGGAAGCGATACAGAAGAACGACCCGCTCTATTTTCCACTGCCGATGGGTCTTGACGCTGAGACAGACGCCCTCATGCAGTACGGCGATCCACAGGGTGATGAAACAATTGACCTGTCCGATATGCAGGGAGAAATTGACCGCTATTTACAACTTAAAATCCAGATAGACGACCTTACCGAAGAGCGGAAGCGCATCAATCAGAAAATCATCATGGAACTCAAGAGATCAAAATACGGCGAAACCGGGAAATATAAAATCACATGGTCGCGGTTTAACCGCTCATCTTTCAATAAGGAACAGTTTGAAAAGGATCATCCGGGCATGATTGACCCGTATGTCACCACGTCAGAAAGCGGACGGCTGTCCGTGAAGGTAAAGGAATAGGAGAAGGTTTTGAGAACAGACGGAACAAAAGAGGCCGGAGCTGCGGCAACAGCCCCGACCGAAGGCAAAGCACCTGCGAAGGCACATAAGCCCGCTGACACTATCGGCGCAATGATCGAAAAGCTCAAGCCCCAGATTGAAAGGGCACTTCCTAAACACGTAACCCCCGACCGTATGGCACGTATGGCGTTGACCGCGATTCGGAATAATCCGAAGCTGGGACAGGCGGAAGCGGTTTCCCTCATGGGGTCAATTATACAGGCTTCACAGCTCGGCCTTGAACCGAATACCCCGCTCGGACAGTGCTACATAATCCCGTACAACAGCAAAAACGGGATGCAGGCACAGTTCCAGATGGGGTACAAGGGCATCGTTGACCTTGCACACCGCTCAGGGCAGTACCGGCAGCTCACCGCTCACCCGGTCGATGAAGCAGACGAATTCCGGTATTCCTACGGGCTTAATCCAGACCTTGTGCACGTGCCGGCCGAAAAGCCGAGCGGAAAGATTACGCATTATTATGCGGTCTACCACCTGACAAACGGCGGTTTTGATTTCCGTGTCTGGTCACGTGAAAAGGTCGAAGCCCACGCAAAACAGTACAGCAAGTCTTTTTCCTCCGGCCCCTGGCAAACCAATTTTGACCAGATGGCATGTAAGACTGTCATGATCGACCTGCTCCGGTATGCCCCGAAATCAGTTGAAATTGCGAAAGCTACAAGCGCAGACAACCGCACTCACACAATCAACCCCGAAGACCCAGACCTGAACATTGACACGATTGACGGGGATTTCGAACTTGAAGGAGAAGAAAGATAATGGCAGAAAAAGATCTACAAAAAACGCTTGAAACTGTTCTCGCTGAACAGCAGACGATAAAAATCATTGACCAGGAATCGCTCGAAAAAGCAAATCTGTTTTTGACCACCTGTAAGCAGACCTCAAAATTCGTAGAGGATCATTTCTCCGACGAACTCAAAGAGGCGCAGGAAAAGAAGAAGGCCGCCGAAGCAGAGCGGAAAGCTGTTGTCCAGAAAATTGAGCATTTTACTGTACCACTCGGAAAAGCTGAAAGAACGGTAAAAAGCCAGATATCCGCATACCTTACCGAGCAGGAAAGACAGCGAAGAGAAGAAGAGGCAAGGCGAAGGCGCGAAGAAGAAGAGCGGAGACTTGCCGAGGCAGTCGAAACAGGAGAAGAGGAAATCCTTGATAAGCCTATCACGTACGTTAAGCCGCCGGAGCCTGAACTTGCAAAAGGCACTTACACGGTTGACGTATGGGAATTTGAGATTGTCGATAAGGCAAAAATTAACCCCGCATATCTCATCCCCGACACAAAAGCAATCGGCGCGGCGGTACGTTCGATGAAAGACCGAGCGCAAGAAGCTCTCGGAGAAGGCGTTAAGGTTATCTGCCGGAAAGATATCCGTCAGCGCATTTAATAGGCCAGGTTGGTAAAGCCCCGGTTTTCCGGGGCGCATTGAGGGGACATGGAAAGAATACAATTATTTAACGACCATTTTTCTAACTATAAATTATACGGGATTCCAAAGGCTCAGTTAATAATTGCGGATATCCCGTACAATCTCGGGAATAATGCCTATGCGTCAAATCCAATGTGGTATGAGGGAGGGGATAACGCAAACGGTGAATCAAAACTTGCGGGGAAGCAGTTTTTCGATACTGACAAGAATTTCAAGATAGCGGAGTATTTCCATTTCTGCGGAAAACTTCTCAAGCCAGAACCAAAAGAAAAAGGCAAAGCAGGAGCCATGATTATTTTCTGTTCCTTTGAGCAGCAATTCGGGCTGATCGAGCTTGCCAAAAAACACGGCTTTCCAAAATACATCAACATGGTTTTTTACAAGAAATACAGCCCCCAGGTTTTAAAAGCCAATATGCGCGTTGTGGGTAATTCAGAATATGCGTTGATTTTCTACCGGGATAAACTCCCGAAATTTAACAATCATGGAAACATGGTTTTCAACTGCATGGAGTACCCGAGGGACAACGAGACGCCAAAAGTACACCCGACGCAGAAGAGCGTACAGCTTCTTGAAAGGCTGATTGAATTATTTACCGACGAGGACGAAGTTGTCATTGACCCGGTGGCTGGCAGCGGGACAACTTTATTGGCCGCTAAAAATCTGAACCGGAGAGCGTACGGTTTCGAGATAAAAAAAGAATTCTGCAAAGCATGTAATGAACAGATTTTGACCTTTTCACAGCCGTCGCTTTTTTGTGAACGGAAAAATAGAAGGCGGGTGAACGCATGAAAAACATCGTCCACCTGTGCGACTGCATGGAGTTCATGAAGGACTTACCCAATAACGCCTATGAATTGGCGATTGTTGATCCGCCGTATGGGATAGACATAAACAGCTCAGGGAGGCTTGGGCATTATGGTGGCGCTGGTAAAAAATGGGATTTATTTTTACCGGACCAAAGATATTTCAATGAACTTTTTAGGGTAAGTGAAAATCAAATAATTTGGGGCGGTAATTATTACAATTTACAACCAACAAGATGTTTTTTAATTTGGGACAAAAAACAACCTCAAGGTATAAGCTTTGCCGATGGGGAATATGCATGGACATCATTTAATCAAAGCGCACGTTTTTTTAGAATGCGGCCACAAAAAGAAAAACGCATCCACCCCACCCAAAAGCCCGTAGCCCTCTATAAGTGGATCTTGAAAAACTACGCAAAACCAGGACAGACAATATTCGATTCCCACGTAGGAAGCGGCTCAATCCGCATCGCCTGCCATGATCTCGGCTTCGATTTCGAGGGATGCGAACTTGACCAGGACTACTGGCAAGCACAGGAGGACCGCTACAAGCGCCACATAGCACAGGCGGAATTGTTCCAGGTTAAGGAAATACAGGAGAATATTTACAAATGAGCCACCACCAATACTACCGCTTAATCGAACACGAATTATACAACGCAAAAAATAAGCATCCGTATTTCCCGGAAGATTTAATCCACATGGTAAGCGTAATGAATGAAGAATCCGGGGAATCAATACGGGCAGCGCTTAACACGGTTTACCACGGGGATAATATCGAAAAAGTGAAATACGAACTCATCCAGACTGGCGCCATGGTTATCAGGTGCCTTGAAAATATCGAGGAGTTACAGAATGAAAAAATTGATTTTACCAAGTCTCATAATCAGCCTTGCCCTGAATGCGGCGCTGTCACTTGCAATATGGACTGCCCCGAAGGAACAGGCCCAGGGCGGAGCGGAAGCCGGGACGATGGCGCAGGTCAGCAATGTATCAAAAATGATACATCCAGAGAATGCGCAAAAACCAACATTCCCGATAAAAGGCAAACACTGGCTGACAAGTGAATTCGGAATTCGCGAATCGCCTTTCACGGGTAAGCCGGCTATCCACTACGGTACTGACTACTCAGCGCCGAATGGTGCCGAAATAGTCGCCGTCAAATCAGGTGTTGTCGTAACGCATTATCCACCGCCTGATGGGTATTATGCAGGCCATCCAGTTTACGGCGGCTATATTGAGATCCTACATGACGACGGAATAAGCAGGTATGCGCATTTAGACGTTACCTACGTCCACGAGGGGTGGAAAGTGTCAGCGGGTGAGACCATTGGAATTATGGGAAATACTGGAATGACGGCCGGTAAGGTTGGTCATCTTCACTACGAGTTTTTGAAAAATCCGGGGGTAATTTATGAGTAAAGAAACAGGCGGACCGGCGTTCCCGACACCAGGAGACAAGGGAAGTGATGGCATGACCCTGCGCGATTATTTTGCCGCCCATGCTTTGTCTGGCCTTATGACGAGTTACGCGACCGCAAAAGGTACGCATGAGGAATTAGAAAAGGCCACTCCAGCAATTTGCTACGCAATGGCCGATGCCATGCTAAAGGAGCGTGAAAAATGATTGAACTACTTGACCAGACGGCACGCGTTTTAGTTGACATTTTTGTAATCTTCTTCATGGGCCTTGCAATTTCAACTTTCACGCTCATGACGATCTTTGCAATCAGCCAGAAAATCAGGGGGATTATTCATGAACGCAAAAGCCGCAACGTTTCAAATCCTTGACGCCTACAAACCAGGGGAACGGTTTACCGGGTTTGACCTGTATCTCAAGGTCAAATGGATGCTGAATGAAACACATTATCCCGACACCTATTTGCGCTACGTCAGAGACTACCGCAAAAAGACCGGGCGAATAATCCGCAATGTGAATAAGCACAAGTCTATTTATGAGGTTATCACATGAGCGGGTTTATGTGTTTCGCAACGATTTACGAGTTTAACGGCTGGACGTTTGAATACGGCTATGGTGGTCCATGGCCGATCAGAAAAGACGGCGAATTATACAAACGCCGGGGTGAAAAGTTTCTCAATGACATTGCCGGATTTCTAAAACTCAGCGACGAGGAAAAGCAGAAATACAAGGTAGGCGGCGGGTGTCAAAGGTTCTAAATGTAGCATTCCGTAAATTCTTAGGCACGTATCCGCAACACGCAGAAGAGACGGAAGAACGCGCAGCGATCATGGAATATGACGGAGATAAAAAGCGCGACGTTGCCGAAAGCATGGCAATGTTGAGAATTAAAGACAAGTACAATTTGTGGGGGAAATGATGGCAACACACGAAGGCGACGTAGCTGAGTTGATCCCGAAGCCGTTTGAAAAAATAACGGACCACTGGCAGGAAATCCGCATGAAAAATAAAGAGGCGTTATCCCGGAAAAACTGCGAAGGATTTGGACGGCATTTTATGAAGATCGTTAAAGACTTCCATCCGCTCTATTGTCCACACTGCAACGAGTGGAACGATCACCTCAGCGAAGATTTCCCCGGGGACTGTCTATTCTGCGGCGAGAAGTTGGAGATTAAATGAAGAGACCAGCACGCGAAAGAGTAAGCGCCTATTTTTACGGATTTGATATTTCCGGCGTGATTATTTCAGGCGATTGGGAAGGCGACCCAGACGTACCGAACGGCACCAGGGAAATTGACCCTTATGTTGAAGACCTGGAAATAAAAAACCATGACGGCACTGATATGTATGAACACGTAAGCGACAAGTTTATTGAAATGTGCGAAACGAAATTACTGGAAGGGTAGAATGGCAAACAAGATTAAGGACACCGTTGAATACTTCCCGTTTTTTGTCCGAGATGGTAGAACGCTTTTTATCCTCCAAAAGAAATACGGGCTTGCTGGCATCGGTTTTTTTACTCAGATTTTACGCTGGCTTGCACAATCGCCGGGGCACTATTACCCCTATGTTGAAGACTTCGACAAGGACAGATTCAACGAATATTGTGGCCTCACTGAGAATGAAATCCGCGTAATGATCGGCGACATGGTCAGATCTGGGAAGCTGGACAAGGATCTCTGGGAAGAAAGAAATGTAATCTATTCTGAGGATTTTGTCCAAGAATTATCCGAGCTGTATCGCCGGAGAAAGGTAAAATTACCCAGCAGAGAGAATGTAATTGCTGAAACTGACGGCATATTGACGGCAATTTCCGGTAATATGACAGCATTTTCCCAGGATTGCCAGAATCACCAAGAAATACCGGAAGAATATGAAACCGCTGCAATATGTCGGCAATATGTCGGAAATATGACGCGAACCCCCGAACAGAGTAGAGTAGAGGAGAGTATAGAGAGTATAGGAGAAGTGGAGACGGCACAGCCGGAGCCTCCTGCGGAGTCTCTACCTGCGGTACAATCCGATTCTAAACAATCCAAAGACATCGCCCCGATGAAAGACGATTTAGCCCAAATGTGGCAAGAAATGATCACCAGGGTGCAGCCTCATACCTCATGGTCCAACTACGGCAAGGAGCGGTCTCAGGTAAATCAGCTCGCAAAGAAAACCCGGGCCTTGTACAAGGAGACGCCGTACACCAACGAGGGCGATCTTGCCAAGGCTGTATTTTCTCAATTCCTTGAAATGCGGCAGACCGGGAACGATAAGAGGATCCGGGGAACGCCGGTGATACCTTCGCGCATTGTGCAGTTCTGGCCGGAGGTTGTAACGGCATTAGCTGACCAGTACCAGGCAGCAGAAGCGGCAGAGGAGTACGATCCAGAGGAGATAATATTTTGACAACCGAACAATTTATTAACGAGGCGCAAGGGTATTTCGGTAACTACACCCCAACGCAAAAAAAATACGTCTCAATGTGGTTGAACAAAAAAAGCGAGAAATGCCTGCCGCTTATTTTCGCTGAGGTTGTGATGGTTCATAGTCCGTCTTTGAGGATGCCTCCGGGAGTAGCGGAACTTGAAAAGGCGTTCAAGGCGATTCCTGAGCAAAAATGGAGGGAACTTGAAAGCCCGGTTTTGCAGATTGAAGAGCGGGAATTTACGGAGGAAGAAATCGAGGAAAATATGCAGAAAATCAAGGCGATATTTGAGGGCCTTGGAAAAAAGAAAAATATCAGGAGGAATAAATAATGGCACGTATTTGCATGGCTTTACTCATTATGAACACTTTGTCAATTGCGGTGTGGGAATCTCAGAGCCTTTCGATACAAAGATATGCTTTTTTTGTAGCTGAATATTTTTTAGCGTACTATGTCGCCACTAAAATTATCAGGAGGAACTAATGGACAAAGAGGAACAGGCGCAGGTGGTGCCGTTATGAAAAGCGGGATCATGCAACTCAAAATTGATAGTGCCGTTGCTATCGCCAGACAAGAAGAGCGGGAGGAGATCATTGAATTGATTGATGAGTTCTTTGATATCTATGAATCTGATGGGGTAGAGTTCTGGGTAGAGATTGATTCAGAGGATGGGTCAGAAAACATATACAAACGGTTCCAGGATTGGAAAGAGAGAGCCGAAGCAATCCGCAATCATAGTGAAAAACCCCCACACGCCACAGAAAGGGCCATGGATGAAGATTGACACCACCTATGGGTTAAAGATCGCACCACGGGCAAACGTGTACGTACACGCAGGCACACAATTAAAAGGTACTGTGAGACGGGGGGTACCCGGTGATGGGTCTTTCCCCACACCCCGGAAGATTTTACCACAGTGCCGAATCGTCAAGGGGGCGCACGCACGCATATGATACTACTCAGCAGGTCACAGATTGCAGAGCTAAGAGGATGTGCCCCGTCTACGGTAAGTAGGGCTAATTTGCGTAAGACCGAGGACGGCAAATATGACCTTCTTGAACCGGAAGTCTGGGATTGGGTTACAGAGCCGTTAATTGAAAAGGCAATTCTGCAACTCAAAAGATCAGCCTCGTCTGACCTGGATGAATCAGACCGCGAAGAACTCGAAAAGGAAAAAATAAAAGTAGATATTTTATACAGAGAAAATCAAATAAAAAAACAAGATAGGGAAGCAGCGCGGGAAGACAAGCATTTAATTCTCCGTCATGATGTGGCTTTAACTTTCGGCTCTTTTATTTCAGGAATTAAAAATAATTTTCTTCAAATTGGAAATCGTGTAGGCCGAGGCGATACAATTCTCCGTGATCGCATCGAAAAGGAAGTTGAAAAAGCAATTGACAAAACGGTAAAAAATGCACAAGAGGAAGCGCGAAAAATAATCAAGGTTAATTTAGATGACTGAAATAATTCAAGACGAATTATTCACAAAACAAAAACGCGTCGAATCTCTTGAATGGCTTATTAAGCTTTTAGAAAGAACTCCGCGCAAAATAGAACGAGTTTTAATTTCAGAATGGGCCGAAGAAAATAGAACGCTGTCAGAAGGTTTGACGCCGTATCCAGGTCCTTACAGTTTCGACGTAAACCCGTATATGCGCGAGATAGTTGACAGCCTTTCGGAAAGCTCTCCGATTCATGAGGTGGCAGTCTTAAAGGGTACACAGATAATGTTCACCGTTGGCGCGATTGAAAACTTTATAGGCTACACAATCGACATCGCCCCGGCCCCGATGCTTTACGTAACCGGGGACGCTGGACTTGCCGATACACAAATGGAACTCCGCATTGACTCAATGATAAATAATTCCGGTATTGGTCACAAGATCGGCGCACAGTCAAAACGCGAAGGGCAGCGGAAAACCGGAGACATAAAAACTCGGAAAGAATTTCCCGGCGGGTTCCTGGTTGCAGCTGGTCCGAACTCAGGCGCAAAACTTCGATCAATGAGTTTTAAAAAAATAAACGTTGACGAGGTTGACGCTTTCCCTGATTCCACTGGAAAAGAAGGCGATCCAATTTATTTAATACGTCGGCGCGTTGATGCTTTTTCCGAGAGTTACAAAATCTTATGGGGAAGCACTCCACTATTTAAGCACAACTCAAAAATCTATTCACTTTACAAAGAAGGCGATCAGAGGAAATACTTTGTACCGTGTAAGCACTGCGGGCATATGCAGTTTTTACGATGGGGCGAAAAGGACACTCCTGGAGGATTAAAATTTGAACATGACGAAGATGACCGCCTGATTGCTACCTACAACGATGACGGTCAGATAATAGAATCATCTGTCCGCTACGTATGCGAAAAATGCGGCGGGGAATGGGAGAACGCGGATAAAGACTGGTTTCTTCCACGCGGCGAATGGCGACCAACTGCGGAACCACGGCGTCCAAGTATGAGGAGTTACCACATCCCTGGATTACTTTCCCCGGTCGGTTTCCGCTCGTGGGAAAATGCCGTTGTGGAATTCTTGCAAATAAAGCACGAAGGTAAGCCCAAACTAAAAATGCAAAACTGGGTAAATACTTTTCTTGGCGAACCTTTCGAGGATTACGGAGGACGCCCGAAAATTGAGGCGCTACTATCCCGCAATAAGACATACGTTTCCGGCACACTTCCAGAAGACGCGAAACCGCTGATTATCACCGTTGGCGCAGACGTCCAGGGTGGCGAGAATTCCCGCATAGAATGTGAAGTTGTCGCATGGGGCCGCGATTTTGAAAGCTGGTCAATCCGGTATGAGGTTATTCCCGGCGATACCGGCGATCTTGAGTCTCCGTGCTGGTCAGCATTGCGGTCAATCATTACCACGAAATACGCCGGAATGCAGCCGACACTTTCAGGAGTTGACTCAGGGTACAATACCGAGACCGTGTATTCGTTCTGCGATACGTTTGAATCTGGCGTCCATCCTGTCATGGGGCAGACCTATTTGAACAAGGATCGGAAATATATCCAGCCTACCGAGTGCATAGGGCATAAACATTTTCGTATTGACGTCAATGACAACCTGCTAAAACAGGAGATTTATTCATTTATCGCAAAAGGCGAGTTTGAAAGCGGAAACACACCGCGCGGATATTGCCATTTTCCGTCAGATTATCCGCGTCAGCATTTTATCCAGTTGACTAATGAACAGCGGGTCATGGAACGCGATAAAAGCGGTGTTGCAAAATTGAAATGGGTCCAGACCGGGAAAAATGAGCAGCTTGACTGCCGCAAATACGCGCTGGCAATGGTCTACGCATACCGGGAATACGTCGAGGCAGTGTTAAAAGAAAACGGAAATCTTGAAGAGGACACGGTCCTCTCATGGCATGAATTCTGGGATTATTTAGAGGGGTGATAATTCTATGAACTGTATAAAATGCGGCGGGAAATCAACCGTTGTTGAGACAAGGCTCTCTCCTGGCGAAACGCGTCGGCGGCGTCAATGTGTTGAGTGTGGATACCGCTGGACTACTTACGAAATGGCGGAACTGACGATTTCCCAGGTAAGGACTTTGCGGAAATTGCATGATGAGTTTACCGATATCCGCAAGATTATGGACCGGGCAATTGACCGCATAGACTCGGCTATAGTGTCTTAGAAAAAAATCAAACACTAAATGTAGGATTATTTACAAAACGAATACGCCGTATGTAGCGTTTTTGGCGTCTTAAATGTAATGACATGATAACATCATTACGTGGAGTTATATACTCGCGACGAACTAATAGAGCAGATCAAATCAGTAGACAGCGCCATTAATGCTGTCATATCGGGTGGTAAAACCTACCGCCTGAATGACGGCATGGGAGACGTCCAGGTTACGCGGGAAAGCCTCCCGAATCTGAAAACCTACCGCGACCATCTCGCCGAACGCCTCAACGATCTTGATTACGAAAACACCGCCGGGATCGTCTCCATCGAGGTGACACGCTGATGGGATTTTTTGATTTTCTACGGCCTAAAGTAGTTTATCAGCGCGTCCACGATTCGGACTACAACAACGGCAGGACGTTCAATTCCGGCAAAGCAAAATACGGACACATCCATTACAACGAGGCAGGATATACCGATTACAGCCGCCAACGCGAAAACGCCCGGGGCGTCTATGCTGATTCCCTGATTGCCCGTGGAATTGTCCGCAGGTTGGTTGACAACGTAATAAATACCGGCCTGACCCGTGAGTGTACGCCGATATGGAACCTGATTCCAGGTGTTTCCGGCTGGTCAGATGAAGAGCGCTACCAGTGGACAGAGGACGTCGAGAAGCGCTGGCAGTTATACAGCGAATCAAAAGAGTCTGACATAAAAGGGATGCTGACCTTCCAGCAATTGCAGACATCGACCTACGCGCTCCGGGTCAAAGAAGGCGAGACTTTCGCAATATGCCGTTACATGAACTCGCCGTCCAGAATGAACCCACTGTCTCTGCAAATCCTGAATAACGATCAAATACAACAGCCCTATGATAACCCGACACTCGAAGCGATCAAGGCCCGGAAGTCAACTGTCAAAGAAGGCATAGAATACGACTCGACCGGGCACATGGTTGCAATCTATGTACGTGATGACCTGTCAAATTGGTCAGAAGCACCTAAGCGCGTTCCCATGTTCGGCCCTCGTTCTGGCCGCCGTTTTGTAATTTACGACGCCAACCAGGAGACCCCGGAACAGTTCAGAGGCTTTCCAGAACTTTCAGCCATGGTCTACGAACTCGACCGGCTGACAGAAATGTCAATCACGGAAATTGAGAATTCCATAGCGTCGGCCCTCTGGCTTATGTCGATTGAAACGGCAATAGGCGGGGAAAAGAAAATCCCGATAAAACCTACCGGGAGTACTGACCTTTCGGCAAACGTCAACGGCATGGAGGACGGCCCCAGGGAAGTCCGCATCGGTAAACGCGCTCTGATCCAGCAGAATCTAGGAAAGGGTCAAAGCATGAAGGCGTACCAGCCTCAGCACCCGAACCCGAATTATGCCGCTTTTGTTGAGATCCATGAAAACATGATCTGCTCTGCTATTGGTATGCCGCTCTCAGTTTATCGGCAGAAATTCCAAGGAAGCTATTCAGCCGCCCGCGCGGAAATCCTCTTTTTCTGGAATAACGTAATCAGGCGCCGTTCCGATTTTGCCTATGGATTTTTAGACCCCGCTTTCGAGGCGTGGTTTTCCGAAGAGGTTGACGCCGGAAATATCAAGGCCCCTGGATTTAAGACACTCCCGATTGCCCGTCGCGCATGGCTGGCCGGAACATGGAACGGAATCAGCCGCCCGGTTGTTGACCCGGTAAAAGAAGTCAATGCGGTAAAGACAAGAATCGACCTCGGCCACACGACCGGCGAACGGGAAGCAAAAGCACATAACGGATCGTCTTTCCGCGAAAATATCGAACGGCTGAAAAAAGAAAATGAACTCAGGCGGGAGGCGAACCAGCCGATAGACCCGGAGCTTGCCCCCGATACTCCGACCGACGACCCGGCACCAGGGGGCGGCAGTGATTAAAGGCACCCCCTATTGGAATGATCCGTACCGCTATTACACGCAAGTCAACAACGCGCTTGAGGAAGTGCTGAGACGCTACAAGGCCGAAGAGTCAGCCGTCACCTGTGGGCCTACCACCGCAATAAATTGCCTTGCGTCCATCGGCGCAGAAATCGACACACTGACCCCAGCAGGATGGTCACCACAACCGGAGGATGTTCTTACCCTCTGGTTCCATGACCAAAGAAATTGGCCGGTACTCTCAGAGGTGCGAAAAGAAACACGCCCGGACGATACGAAATATTCCCCGCACGAAGTCCCGCAGTATTACCCGACAGCTGTCAAGGAAGTTTTCGGCGTTGAGTGCGTTTTCCGCTGGATTTTCGATTTTCAGGAAATAGCGGACATCGTATCAAGCGGAAGAGCAGTCCAGATAGCAAAAAAGAAACCCGGCCACTATATCGCTGTTGTTGCTTATGACGATTTTACAGAGCAGCTAATCATCAACGATCCATACCCGCAGTTCTACGTCAATAACAACGGTTTTAATCAGCACCTCAGCAAGCACGAATACTCATTCAACATTCAGCCCTACGCAATTATTTACGGGGAGGGAAAATGACAGAAACAAAAAATGGAATATTCCAGGACGCCAACGGGAACAGGTCCAGCAAGCGAATAATCGGAACTGCCCTTGTATCATCCGGCGGTCTTTTTCTTTTGAGCCTCGGCATTGCTTCTATTTTCCGCGCAATCGGAGACCCGTCAACGGCGCTCGAAGCTGGAAAAGTTTTGCTTTACGCAGGGACAGCTCTTCTCGGTGTAGGCGTAGTGGAGGGACTTAAAAAATGAAGCAGATAAACCTTGACGGTGTTATCGGCTGGGATGTAATGGCCGCAGATTTTCGGGCCGCTCTCAACGAGGCAAACGGCGACGACATCGACCTGACAATTTCTTCCCCCGGTGGCTCCGTGTATGAAGGGCTCGCAATTTATAACGCGATCCGCGATTACAGGCGCGCAGGCGGGAAAATAACCGCCCGTGTAATCGGACTTGCCGCATCCATGGCGACCTATATTCCCCTTGCCGCTGACAGCGTGACCATCGAGGACAACGCAGTCTGGATGATTCATAACCCATGGTCAATTGCAATGGGGGATCAAAACGATATGCGCAAAGAGGCGGAAATTCTCGACGGCATCGCTGGGCTACTCCTCAAAGCCTACACCACGAAAACCGGGAAAGACCGGGAAGAGCTTTCGGCAATGATGGATGCTGAAACATGGCTCTACGGCGAAGAAATCAAAGAAGCCGGTTTTGCCGACTTAATCGAACCAGCAGGCGATGGCGCAGAAAGTAAAGACGACGCCGTGGCAATGGCAAGAACAGAAATCGAATCAATGAAACACATCTTTAAAAGTGAACCTGAACGGCAGCAGCTCGACCGGGCGGCCGCCTTAATCAAAGCAGAAAAACCGGCCGTGAGCCGGGCGCAAATCCCCGCCGACAAGGCGGAAGATACGGAGGTTCCTATGGATAGGGAACTTTTGAGGAAGGAACACTCCGCCGTTTACGAGGCCGTTTTTAACGACGGAATCCAGGCGGGAGTGGAACAGGAAAGGGCACGGCAGAAAGCACTCGATGAGCAGCTTGAAGCTGATCCCGGCAATCCGAAACTGGCCGAGGTAATCGCCAAAGCCAAAGCAGACGGTAAGGCACTCGCCGACGTCCAGACTCAGATAATCGTTGCAGTCCGTGACGGAAAACTGAGCGGCGAAAATCCCCCGGACCTGCAGACCGCAGAAGGGCTCGAAGCTTTGACCGAAGAGGACATCCAGGCCGCCAAGCTGGCAGGCATGACCCTCGACGAATATCGCAAGTACAGCAAGGAGGCGTAAGCGATGGCACTTAGCGCAAGAGTAGCCCGCGAATTCGTGGGCGCACAGGATGAGATATCCGGCGTTTTCGCCGATTCCGACACCTACTATGCCGGGGCGATCCTGGCATTTTCGAGCGGAAAACTGACAGTTGCCGCAACCGCAGAATCTCAGGCGATAGCTGGGATTTTTACCGGCGAGTGTGACGATGGCGACCGCGTGGACGCAAAAGTAATCAGCACCTCGAACACCATCAAGGGCGTTGTCAAGCGCGGGAAAGTATGGCTACCCCACAGCGGCGCGGCTCAGTCCGACGTTGGCGCTCTCTTCGTCAATTCGTCTGATGACGCGATGGCAGACGCTCCGGCCACCGCAACAAATCAGTACTTCGCCTATATGGCTCTGGATTACAAGAGCGGCTATCTGCTCTTTGACCTCCGGTGCCCCGTAGCCATCGACAACCCGGCAGCGTAAGGGAAGGAGGATAATATGAGTTTTAATCCTATTGTAATTGAAAAAGGGCTTTACCCAGGGTTTACCCGCTCCATGCTGGAGTACAACAAGGCACGTGCCATAAACCCCGGGATCATGGCCGCTGCTATGGAAATACAGTCTAACGGGGCTTATGAAAAGCTTGGTTGGCTTGGAGCATTGCCATCAGTTAAACAGTGGGTCGGGGAGCTGAATGCGAAAGAGTTCAACTCCTATGACTACACAATCAAAAACCTTGATTGGGCGACCGGCGTACCGATTAACGAGAACGACATTGATGATGACCAGACCGGAGCGCTGTCCATGTTCTCCGCAGCCCTCGCTCAGCGCATAATGGTACATCCCGAAAAGATGATGTTCGACCTCCTCATCAATGGGGATTCTGATCTTGCCTATGACGGAAGCGCATTTTTCGCCGACCGTACCGCACCGAATGACAACCTCTTGGCCGGAACCGGCGTCACCCTGTCCGCCCTCAAAACCGACCTGATATCCGCCCTCGTCGCTATGGCGAAATTTGCGGATGACCAGGGCGAAAAGCTGAACGCTCGCGGGAACATGATTGTTTGCCCCGTCGCTCTTCAGTTCAATTTCGAGTCTCTGGTCTACAGCCCGGCAGATCCGACAGCCACCGGCGGCGTGGACACTTACAACCCGTTTGCAAATAAGTTCACCGTTATCGGCGACCCCCGCCTTGACGCTGACGATTCAACCGATTGGTACCTGCTTTCCTCCCGTGAAATCGTGAAGCCTTTGATTTATCAGAAACGGCAGGAAGGACGGCCCCGCCTTGAAAAGACACCTCACACCAAGACGTGGGTCTACTCCGCTGATTATCGCGGCAATGGCGGTTACGGAATCCCGACTCTGGCAGTTAAGACTGTTAACGCCTAAACAACCGGGGGCCGCATTGTCGGCCCCCATTTTAAGGAGTGAAGAATGAAAAGCGTAAAAGTCCGTTTCGAGAAGAACGGTTTTGAATCTGTGATGAATGAAGCGGCTGCGGCCATCTACGAGAAGAAGGGAAAGGTAAAAATCCTGTCCACTGCGAAGCCTGAAAGCAAGAGCGAAAACAAAAAGGCTGAAAAATGAAACTCAAGCCCGGCGAAGTAGTCTACATCGGCAAGGAAAAATTCACAGGGGAGATCCCCGACGAAAAAGCCAAAGCCGCAGGACTGCTTAAAGAGAAGAAAGAGAAGAAAGCGGAGACGGTTGAGAAGTGAGTATCAGCGCTCAGGCACGGGCCGACTTTGCATACAACACAACCAGAGACGGTGACGACGTCCTACTCACTGACGCGGATGGAAATAACTATCCCGTCAAGGGATGGGTCCGCCGTACTGATATGCAGAGCGACCCAGACACCGGAGCGAAGATTTACGATCCAAAAACAACCATCACCGTACCGGCTGAAAGCGTAAGCGACATAGCGGAAACCTGGACAGCCGAATTCGTGGACGCAAACGGGGCAACCGTCTCTGGGCGCGTTATGTCACCGCACCACGACCGAACGATGCGTTTCGTAATTTTCGAGGTGGAGCCCTATGGCGAAAGCTGATTTTGACAAACTTTTCGACAACCTGAAAACCATTCTCGAAACCTACTCAGCCGCAGAGCCGACAACTGATCAGTTTGTAGTCTGCGCCGACCGTATTCGGGATTTACCGACCGGCTCAGCCATCGCTTACGTCATCATGCACATGGGCGACGTAAGGCCGGAAAGACAGTCCAGTAACGGCCGGATCGACATGAAAGCATCATACCATTTTGACATGCTGGTCAAGGCGCAGGGCTACAAATCAGGCGATGACTACACCGAAGCAACAGAGGCCGCCGGCGTTCGATATCGGTATCTCTGTAATCAACTTCTCAATGCTCTTTTCCCCCAGGATAACCTTGACTACTCGATGGGTGCTAATTCCATCGGTACGCGCGAACTTGAAAGCATCATAGCGCTACATCCCGAAGCCCTCGGAGAAAAAGGACTCTCAGCCGGACGACTGACATTGACCGTCACTACCGAATGGACGCCGACTGCGCGAACCGGTACTGACCTCGAAGCGATATCTGTAACCGCAGACAAATGGTCTGCGCTATTAGAACCGTAGGAGGATAGCGTATGTCTATCACTTTTAATCTGGTTTCCCCGACGGCAGCAGCCTCGGCCGTTTTCGTCGAACAGGAAGCCGTCAAAAGGGGAACCGGTTCAGCCGTTATCCCCCGAAAGATTCTTGTACCCGGACAGTACAACTCCGGGAAATCCCCGACCGTAAATACCCCGCAGTTGATCCTATCGAAATCAGATGCGTGGGATCGCTACGGGCGCGGCTCCATGCTTGCCAATATGATTGGCTCAGCTCTCGACAACGGCGGCGGCGTTCCCGTGTATGCCCTTCCCCTTGCGGACGCAGGCGGAGCGGTAGCGGCCACCGGGACTATTGCAATTTCAGTTACGACCGCAGAAGCCGGGACCCTTGCCGTCTATGTCGGCGGCGTACGTGTACCCGTCGCAGTTGCAGCCGGTGATAGCGCCGATGATATCGGGTCCGCCATCGCTGCGGCGGTCAATGCAAAACTTGACCTTCCCGTGACCGCGGCCAATGTGACCGGCACCGTGACCTTTACCGTCCGCTGGAAAGGCGAAAGCGGAAATCAGATCAAGCTCGAAATCAACCGGCTTGACACTGACGAGACCCCCGGCGGCGTGACTGCGACAGTAACCGACATCGGCGACGTTGTAGCAGGAGCGACCGACCCGGCAATGACAACCGCACTCTCGGCCCTTGGTAACACGTGGTATACGGATATCGCCTGTCCGTACAACAATGACACTTCCCTCGGCGAACTCGAAACCGCAGGAGCCGCACGGGTAGCACCCGGTGTCAAACGGCCTTTTGTCGGGATTGTGGGATACACCGATACTTATGCGAACTTTATCACCGCCCTAGATGATCGGAATTCCGAATGGACTTCCTTCGTCCCCGTCCACGGATCCAGCACCCCGGCGTATATGATTGCCGCTTCCGCAACCGCTACCTTTGCCAGGTATCAGCAGGCGACCCCAGGACGACCGGTCAAAACGCTGACCATCCCCGGAGTACTCGCTGGCAATGACGATCTGACCTACACCGAGCGGGACACCGCAGTAAAGGCGGGTGGGTCTCACACTTTCAACCAGGAAGACGGAACCGTTACTTTCGGCGACCTTTGCACTACGCGGACTACCACGGCAGCCGGAGCGGACACGGAAGACTGGCGCTTTACCATCATCATCCCGAACTTGCAATTCAAAATCTACGCACTCGAGCAGGCGTTCCTTGTATCGCCCTTTGATCGCGGCGTAGTGGTTGCAAATGGTGGCGGGGCGGCTCCTTCTTACGCTGTCACCCCGAACATGGTTAAAGCTCGCGCTTTCGGCCTCATCGAAGATTGGGGAGCCCGTGGACTTTCCACCGACCTTGACACAATCAAGGCTGGAACAACCGCAGTAATTAACGGTGACAACCCTGGACGGATTGACCTTCTAATTCCCGACATTGCAAGCGCAGGTCTCCGTATCGTCGCCGTCAAGCTCGAATGGGGCTATCTCAATTAAGGAGTAAAAAATGAAAAGCGGAGATATACGAGAGTGTTCGATCAATAACCGCCTCTTCGATGTTGTGACCGGGTCGGACGTAACGTTCAGGACTTCTGGCTACCAAAACGAAACCGAGGCAACCGGGAACGGCGGGATCCACGTAACCCAGCGGCGGAAACTTGGAGGCTTCGACGGACTACCGGTTCTGCTCGATCATGACCGGGGAGACCTGGAATTCTTGCAGGCAGCGGCGGACAGCGGGGACAAGGTGCCCTGCTATCTGACCCTTGTGGACGGGACAACCTACCGGGGCGACTTGGTAATTGTCGATGTGCTGGACGCCAACACCGGAACCGGGCAGGTAGAAATTACCGCATCCGGCCCGAAGTTTGAACAGATTTAGGAGTTAGCAAAATGGCAGATCAGGAGAAGGCCATCGCGCTGCTTGAAAGTTGGGAAGAGAAATTTGACACCGTAATAACCGCAGACAGGGACAGGCTTATCCGGGCAATCGAAGCGGGCAGAATTACATATTCCGAAGGATCAGAGACTTTCATTATCGAACTGGTAAAACCTATCAATCTTGAGAACGGCGACACCCTCACCATGCTGGAAGTCTCGGAACCTACCGTCGAACAGCTCAGGCAGGCGCAAAAGATCAAAGACGAATTCGCAATGAGCCTCCGCCTTTTATCGCAGATGGTCGGGCAACCGGAAGGTGTACTCGGGCGCATGAAAGCGCGGGATATGAACCTTGCTGCGGCGGTAATGGGTTTTTTCTCATGATGTCGGCGGCTGACCTTTGGGACGCATCCCTTACGGTCGCCGACAGATTCAAGTTCCAGCCGTCGGAAATCGGGCGGCTCAAAGTATCCGAACTTATCGGATGGTATGACGGAGCGGTCAAGCTCTACGAGAGGGACGCAAAGGCGTATGGCAAGTAAGGGCGTAGCATTCCCGACAGACATAGATACTCGTTCCGCTATGCTCGCGCTCGACATGGCCGGGAAAACTGTACTCCCGGAAGCCATCGCAGAAACCTTGAATATCGTTGCCGACGCCTCAACAAAGCAGCAGATAAAAAACGTCAAGCGCCGGTTACGTGTACGGACGAAATACACGATTAACTCGATGAAATCCAGCAGGGCGCGGCCATATCAAGCACTTAATAAAGCACGTGGCAGGAACATTGACCGCATGTTTTCCAGGACCGGAACCTTTTCGTCTTATCTCTGGACGCAGGAAGGCGGACAGACGATCAAGGGGAAAGATGGGGCCCTCCCGATTCCTACCAGCAAGGCCCGTACGTCGCAGGACATTCTAAAGGCAATCGCCAAGCGTTACCGCATCGGCGGCGGCGACAGTCTCAAAGATGGCGAGTACGGCGATACCGGGAAATTCTTCATCGGCACCCCGAAAGGCGACGGCCGTCCACGTGGTCTGTACGAACGGAAAAATAAAAACAAACGGCTTACGATGCTGAGAACCCTGGAACACGAAGAGGTGAAACTAAAAGACACTAATTTTCACGACGACGCGATTAAGCGATATGGCACACCGCAATATATCCGGGCGAAGTTTAACCAGGTAGCAGTCAGACGCTTACGCAGGAGGGGACTCAGTGCCTAAGCCGACAGTCTCGACGACATTTAATGCAGTTGACCGTCTCTCTGGTCCTATCCGCAGGATGCAGCAGAACGTCAAACGGTTTGCACTCGCAGCCGGGGCAGGGATGGCGGCGGCCACCTTTGCCGTGGCCCGGTCTACTATGAAATTCGCAGAAGCCGGGGACGAAATCGCCAAGACCTCCCGGCGTCTCGGTCTATCGGCTGAATCATTCCAGGAACTCCGGTTTGCCGCCGACCGCTCCGGGGTATCCGCTGAATCCTTTACTACCGCCATGGAACGGCTGAATAAGAATGTCGGCGACCTCCGAGCCGGTACGGGAACCTTGACCACGCTACTTAATAAACAGAATCCCGCACTGGCTAAACAGCTGAAACTTGCAGAATCGAATGAACAGGCGTTCTCCATACTGGTAGAACAGATGGCCGCGATTGAAAACCCGATGGATCGGGCGGCCCTGGCTCAAGCGGCTTTCGGTCGGGCCGGTCAAGAACTCATTGTCATGGCCGAAAATGGAACCGCCGGGATTGAAGCCCTCCGGGAAGAGGCGCGGAAATATGGAAACGTTATTTCCACAAACGCGGCAAAATCGTCCGAGAGATTTATTGACTCGATGACGAATTTAAAAAACTCTATGACTGCCGTAAAAAATAACGCAATCGCCCCGCTGGTAAATGCTATGCAGCCGTTCATTCAACGCATGGCCGATTTTGTCGCCCTGAACCAGGATCTTATAAACCAGAGGATCCAGGAGACCATAACCAGGATTGCGAACGCCGGCCGCTGGCTGGCTCAGAACTGGAGGAGCGGGGTTATTCCCGCAGTCCTGGCTGGAGCCGGCGCGTTCAAGCTTGTGACCTCGGCTATCGTCGGAACCCGTGGTCTGATCGAAGCGATCAAGGCGGTAAAAAAGGCCATGGCTGCCGGGCGGCTCTTATCGCTGACAACGCCATGGGGATTACTCGCTGCGGCTATCGGTGGAGCGGCCGTCCTCATTATCAAATATTGGGAGCCGATAAAAGCATTCTTCCAGGCCCTCTGGGGCGGCGTCCTGCAATCTTTTGAGGATGCAAAGCGCCGGATCCTTGCTATCGTGGATGCCATCATGACACCTGTTCGGGCGGTCGGCGATTTTATCGGCGGGCTCGGTGCTGACTCTACTCCGGAGAGCCGGGAATACTTCGGGAACCGTGGCGGGAGCCGTCCCGAAATGCGGGGCTTACTCTCTGCAAATCAGGGCATGGCAGAATCCCGGTCTTACTCGGAATCGAAATCCACGGTTGACGTCAATATAGGCGGACTCCCGAACGGGTCGACGGTACGACAGCGTGGGATTGCTCCTGGGGTTAATCTTAACTATGGCTACCTGGGGGGCAGATGAGTTTTAATGACCGCCTCCGCGACATGGTTTATACCTCACCTTCCGGTAAATCTTTTACCCTGCAATTTGACGACCTGTCACGAAGCGGCGGGAAGAAAGCACCGGTAACAGAGAGCCCCGGCGCGAAAGGTGGAACCGTCCAGGACCTAGGACAGCGGACAATTACCTATCCGGTACGCTGCTACATTACCGGGCAAGATTACGATCTCGAAGGTGATCGCTTCTGGGACGCACTCCTTGAAACCGGCCCTGGATTTCTGAATCATCCGCGGTGGGGAAATGTCCGCGTACTCCCTAATCCCAGAACGCAGACAGAAGAATTTGTCAACGGCGCAGGACGGGCGGTTTTTGAAGTTGATTTTATTACCGCACCCGAGGACGCCGATGAATACCCGACAATCGAAGCTGCCCCCGATTTACAGATTACCGCCGATGCCGATACTGCCGCATCCGCAATCACCGACGGACTTGACGGCGAAGAACTGACCGACCCGAAAGGCATAGCCGGACTAAAGGATGCCGTTGTCAGAAACATGGCCCGGTTCAAAACGGCTTTTGCTTCTGTCTCTGCGGCGGTCGATGGATTGCAGGCAGACATAGAAGCGGTTATCACTTCGGTCACAAATAATATTGACGATCTTGTAACTGCCCCCGCTGATCTGATGCAGGAGTTGTTGACGCTCTATCGTCTCCCGGCCCGAACGGTGACAAATGTACAATCGAAGATTGAAGGCTACAGCGCGACCTATTCAACTATAATCGCAGGTTTTGAAAGCCAGACGCTTGCATACGGCGAAATGGTCGGCCTTATCAATACCGCTCAAGCAAATGCGATACAGGCAGCCGCAGCCGAGGCGACGATTGACGGCACGATAACAACACGCTCTCAAGCGGCCGATATTATCGACACGCTGAACGCGCTCAATGCCAATATCTCCACAGCAGTTGAAGCGATAGAAGCAGCGGGAAATTTCAAATCGGATTATGCATCAAGGGCCGCAGCAGAACAGGCATCAGCCCGCGCAATTTCAAACCTTGTTGACCGGGCGCTTAACCTGCCGACTGAAAAGCGTCGAACCCTTGACCGGTCGATAAACCCCCTGGCGCTGGTCTACGAATTATATTCCGATATAGACAATCTCGAAGATACCCTGTCTGAGTTTATCGCCTATAACCGCCTGACCGGAAATGAAATTCTAACTATTCCGAATGGCCGGGAGGTCCGCTGGTATGAGTGACCCCCGGATCATAATTGAAATCGGAGGCGATCAGGTAGGGCAGGTAAACCGTGGCGAAAGGATAACCGGCTGGTCTGGCTTGTCAGTTATCCGCTCGATTGACTCAGGCGCAGATGCTTTTTCATTTTCCGTTCCCTGGAATCCAACGCCAGATAATATACGGCGCTTTCGCCCGTATCAGTCTCAGCAGGTTGTAGTCTGGGCGGACGATGAAAAATTGATTACCGGCTACCTTGAAGCGCTGTCTCTTGTGACAGACCCTGAGAATCGGTCAATGAATATTCAGGGCCGGTCAATCACCGGCGTACTTATCGACTGGTCAGCAGGCCCGCCTTTTCAGTTTACCGGGCTCACCTTTAATCAGATAGCCGCAAAAATCGCGCACCCCTACACAGTGAAGGCCATCCCCGATACCGCCCCGCTTGCCGATGTGCAGATTACACCGGGGCAAACGGTTTATGAATTCTTATCTCAACTCGCTGCGGCTAATGGTTTATTCGGCCGACCGACCGCAACCGGCCGCCTTGAGTTTGTCAACATCGCAGACAGTGCACCGGTGGCCGACATCATCGAGGGGGAAAAGAATGTTGTATCTGTTTCAGCCGGTCATGACGTTACCACCCTGCATCACGAATACATCATTGTCGCCTCATCTGACGGAAATCCCGACATATCGGCAACCGTCACGGATCGGCGCATGGCCCCGGCAATCCGTGGGAAGAAAATTATACAGCCGGAGCAGGAGAGCGCGGACTATTCGGCAGCGGCGAAACTCGCACGATCCCGCGCGTGGATATCAAGTTACACCCCACAGGTAATCGTCAAAGGATGGAAACATGACGGCGCATTCTGGCGGGCAGGGGAAGTAATCAGGCTCAAGGCCCCCGGCGCTTTTATCATTAAGCCATCCCTCTTTTTAATTAAGCAGGCCACATTTTCGATGGACGAATCATCAGGCAGGATAACTACGCTTGATCTGACGCTTCCCGGTACCTACTCGAACACATACCCGGAGGATATGCCGTGGGAGGATTAAGCAAAGTAACCGGCATCCGGTACGCCCGCCGGGGAACTGCTCCGGGAAAAGCGGTACTCATTAAAACGCAGACGGCAATCGCTGAACGAGAACTTGAGATGTACCATAATCCGGGGATTGCATCAGCGCCGACGGTTAATGATCAGGTTATCGAAATTCCATTAGGCAACCGGCGCATTGTAGTAGCCGCGCATAATTACAGGGTCGAGATTAACCCGGCGGCAGGGGAGACGGTTGTCTACTCAACCAACACCGCAGGCGATACTGAGGCGGCGCGGATACATCTCAAGGCTGACGGCACGATTGAAATTAACGGATCAGATAAACGGCTGGTCACTTTCGATGAACTCGACACCGCAGTACATGGAATGATTACCGCGCTTAATACGGTACTCGGAACAAAACTTGACGGCTCCGGCACTCCCGGAAGCATCACGCTGGATATCTCAGCAGCAGAGACCACAACGGTCAAGACGGGGGGATAATGGCAGACCTGAAAATTACACCGACCCGTGACGGCGGTGAAATAACCATAGTAAATGGCAAGCCGGAAATGACGGACGGACTTTTTAACGCAGTTTACCTGTCAATCTTTACCGGGCCATGGTGGGGAAATCTCGCAACGCCGAAAGACGAACGCTACACGTCAACACTGCCGCAGGCGATGAATGGCCCTGTCACGGTCAACACCCGGAACGATGTAATCGAATCGGTACGCTCTGCCATCGCATGGCTGACTGATTCAGGGATTGCGGATGAGGTGATAGTAGAGGCTGAAATCGAACCGGGCGGGCGGCTGGATTTACGCGTGAAAATTGTCAAGCCGGAGAACATTGAAACATACGCATACGCCTTGAACTGGAACGCCCAGGAGGTTGAAATAGCATGATAACGATTCCTACCATCGCGGAAATCAGAGACCAGATATTATCAGACATTGAAACGCAAACCGGGCAGGAAGCCCCACTGCTTCCCCGCGCTGTCTGGCGTGTACTCGCTGCCGCATTAGCCGGGGCGCTTCATCTTCTCTACCGGGTCGGGGCATGGTTATACGACCAGATTTTTACAGCAACGATGGACGATGACGCCCTATCACTCCGGGGGCAAGAATACGGACTAACAAGGACGCCGGCTCAAAAATGGATAGGCACTGCGACCGTCACAGGATCAGGGGCAACCATTGCAATAGGAACACTTTTCCAGGATAGCGGAAATGTTTATCAGGTCACAGATGCGCTCACCTTTACCACCACCGGCACGCTAAAACTTGAATCACTCGAAGGCGGAGAAGCGGTACACCTTGATGTTGCCGACACCCTTTCAATCGTCACCCCGCAGGCAGGAGTTGATAATACAATTACCGTTGCCTCGGTCACGCAGTCCGGCGCAGATCAGGAAACGCTTTCGGCTTTTCGTTCCCGCATCCTTTACCGTCAGCAGAACATACCACAGGGCGGATCCGTTGCGGACTATGTTCTATGGGCAACTGAGGTTTCCGGCATCGCCGAGGCTTTCGCTTTTCAGCCGTCGGCCGGTTTTGTAAATATTTATCCGCTCCTGGACGTTGATGACCCAGCAGACAGAATCCCGGACTCGACGAAATTGACCGAGGTAGAAAACTACGTCAGCGACCCGGAACGAAAACCGCTTAATGCTCAAGTGTCTGCAGTGGCGTTTAGTGAATTAAACTTTGACGTTGACATCAGCAATTTATCACCGAACACCGCAGCAGTAAAAGCGGCGATTGAAACGGCAATTGAAAATTATATGTACAGCCGCCGTCCATTGCAGTACGACGATCAGCCGAACGACCTACACACCGTCAGTCAAGTTGAGATCGCAAAAATCACCGCCGACGCCGGGGCCCTGGTCGCCACGGTGGTACTGAAGAATGCGGGAGGCTCTTCTATCGCATCGTATGAACTGGATGATTCAGAACTTGCCGTTTTGAGGACATTATCATGGGTATAATGCGCTCGACATTGAGAAGCCTTTTCCCACCTGGCCACCCGTGGCAACTGTTCGGAAATATCGGACAGTTGGTTGACGCCCTCGCGCTTTCCTTGGAACGCCTCCGGGAATTCCTAATGGACGTTATCACCGAGAGCAACCCAGGCACCGCCACCGATACGCTACAGCAATGGTATGCACAGCTCGGAATTACCTATGACCCGACACAATCGACGGCGACACTACGGAAGCGGGCAAAGCAGGCATTTACTGCGATCGGTGGCCAATCGAAAGAATACATCGAGGCTGTCTTACAGGTTGCGTATCCGAACGTAACCATCGAAGAGGTGGAAATAGAACCGATTAACCAGGTAGGTATCGGCATGATCGGCAAGATGGTAACGACCGATTATCAATCTTGGGTACCTGCCGGAGCTATGGACGGGACATATCCCGTCTATTATTACCGCGTCACCGGCGAAATCTCAACACCGTATGACCTTAACGGAATTCAAAATATCTTAGATAGGATAGCACCGCTGACACATACGGCGGTCTATGACGTGACGGTACTTGGTATCACCGACACCGCCATGGTAGGGCTCGGTGTGACCGGGCTTGCAGAAGTAGGCAAGGAGTAGACAATGAGAAAAATAGCAGGACCAGGGCATGTATCAAATGAGTTTGCAGACTACGACCCGATAACAAACCCCGACGGAACGGTTGTCACCGCTCAATGGGCGAACGACGTACAGCGGGAGCTTATCGGCGTTCAAGATGAATTTTCAATTGCCGAGGCCGACGGATCGAATACATACATTCTATCGGCAATAAAAGGAATGGCGATTAAATACGGTAAAAAGCTTGGAGAGGTTTTTTTCTCCGAGGAATACGAAGCCCCGGCCGCCTTCGATAAAGACAACCCTGAAGATTTCAACCCTGCGGTGTGCCTGTCCAGTATCGAAGACCATCTTGATATTTCCGCGACCAACTGGCCCGACCTTGTGCCGGTACTTAGGGCGCGACCCGCTTATTACATGCACAACAAAACGGGGGAGAAATACCAGTTTGACGTCACCAATTGGGCGATAGTCTCGAACGTTGCAACACTGACCTTTGCCAACACTACCGCCGAGCTCGCAATCCTTGGAGTCCTGTCGGAAGACACCGTGGCACATGGCGGATATGGAAACTGGCAGACCATCACGCTTGCATCGGCTATTGGAGACATTGCCGCGGGGGATTACGCCATTACCGACGTTGACGCAGCATCCAGAACGATATCTTTCGCCTATGCAGCATCCGACAATTCCGGCGGAGTGACAGCCGTCGCCTCGTTCTACCGGCACCGGGTCGCAGGGTCGACAACCACGGCGAGACTTTTCCCCGTTGACGGATACGCAATCATGTCAGAGGGGTCGGACAGGGTAAGCGGTTTTCGGAAGCTCGATCAGATGCAGAGGATAACGGGAGACGTTATTGTAGCGTCTGGATCAGCTATTGCACCCGCTACTGGCGCTTTTTACCAGACAGCCATTGCAGATGGGGTTGCTGCTACTTCAGGTAGCTATAATAGATTCTTGGTTTCTTTAGATTCTTCAGGGTCGCCCAACGCCCGCACCTCGGCAACAACCGACGGTGAGACCAGGCCCAGAAACATAGCAGCCTACATGTATCTGTGGGGCCGCTCATACGTAGCATAAGGAGATTTTATGATAGCGAAGATTTTGAAAAAAACCGGCGAATATGAAACGGTGCCGGTCGACGTAGAAGGCGAGACGGTTGACCAGCAACGTGAAATCTTAGAAGAGGTGAAGTCCGTCGAAGTGACCGAGGAAAACAGAGACTTGATTTTGAAGAACGTAAAACTCAGGGCGATAATCCTCAAGCGGGAAACCGGTTATGACCACATTGTTAAAATTGATTAGCCTTGCGCTGATCCTGTCAGCTTGCGCACAGCCGATGGAGTTGGAAACTGCTCCAGTGGCAATCGATGAGCCAGAAATTATCCCTGAGCCTGAGCCGGAACCAGTTGTCCCTATCTGGCAACCAGCCGACAACATGCTTTATATCTTCGAGGCTGACGAAATGGTCCGCGAGTTTGAGACCTTTGATTATGACCATTACCACCTGCTGCTACGAAATGTCAAATTAACTGTAACTCTTCACAACCGCGAATACGGCGATACGTGGCGAGCGGTAGCGGGTCAATGCACATGGGAGGCATAAAGTGTTGACATGGGCTTTAATTGCAACCTTGCTTTCAGGGGGCGGATTTTTCCTCTGGATAAAACAGCTTAAACATACCGCCGGAATAGTCAAAGAGCGCGACATTGAGCGCCGGGAACACCGGAAGGAAGTCCACAGGCTAACCGAAGAGGTGAGGCGTAGGGATCACATAATACACGCAATTGAGGAGGTAAACCGTGACACTGCTAAAAAAAAGCGGAAGATTCGCAATAGCGATCATCCTGCTCGGTCTGCTACTGACATCATGCATAAGCTCGCCGCAGACAGTGACGGAAACGATACTCCCGCCGGAGATTGATTTTCCCAGGCCGCCTGATCCTTTCGGGGTCAAATATTCAGAGGACGGCCAGACGGTGACAATACCATCTGAGCTGTGGATTCAGATTGCCGAATATTACCTGGATGTTCGAGCAACGGAAGAAAAATATTTTCGCATACGAGGAGAATATGAAAATAAAAAAGATAGTGAATAGGAGCGCGCTTGCTTGTGCGATTGTTTGCGTGATTGTTTTTGTGCTGACCGGAGGCGATCCGGGAAGCATTGGGAACACCGTCGGTATTGCCGCATCTATGGCAACCGCTGGATTGATTTTAATTAGGGAGATTATGTCATGAAAAAGATTTTATTCGTTTTGATTTTTACGCTTCTTTTATTTTTCGCTTTTTCGCAGGAGCAGGTATTTTACAATTCACATCCGACATTGGAATGGAACGCGATAATTGAGGACGCAGACGGAAATCCATTCCTCCCGGGGGATATGATTGAATATGAAGTCTACGGATATCCCGGAAGCGACATTGAAGTTCAGCCGATTGAAAACCTGACTTTCTTCGGCATAACCACAGCAACACAAATGCAGATTGCACTCTATCCGAGAGTCCCTTGGTATGTCGCCCTGAGATACAAACACACCGATGGCGGCGGGAATGTAACCTATTCATCGCTCGCATATTCTACCGAGGAGGTACCCGTCACTCAAGACGGCCCTTTCGGGTATTTCCCGTGGCAAGAGGAGACGGACTTAAAGAAAATACAGGGCTTGCGGGATTCGGGGATGTAGGGCAGGAGGAACCTGAGGAACTTATGGGTATACAGTTTGACGCTGGCAGCTCACAATACATAGATAGCTCAACTCCGGTAACTGGTTACCCTTTTACCGTCGCACTGTCATTTAAACTTGACAGTCTATCAGACGGGACACTATTTTGCATCGCAAATACGAGTCAATCAGCAGACTGGTTGGGGTACATCTACTTTAATCACGGTGAGGGCAATGTAATCGAAGCTGGCGCCCGTGATAGTGTGATAAATAATGTCCGTAGTACCGGCACAATAGCTACCGGCGTATGGCGCAGGGTAGTCATAATTTTCGAGGCCGATGACACGACACTCCGTTTAATGGGGACAGACGGTGAAATTGAAGTTGTCTCTGGTAGCAACGGACTAACGCCTGATAACGTTAATCAATTAGCTCTTGGGCGTTTTAACGACTCTTCTCCCGGATCATATTTTGACGGATCGCTTGCACAGCTTGCTATCTGGGACAGAGTTTTAACTCCAGCTGAGGCGGATGCATACCTTGCCGGTGTTGATCCTCAGAATATCTCGACTACTGATCTGATCGTACACTGTCCATTCGCAGGCGACATTATCGATGACGAGGGCGGGATCACGCTCAGTGGCACATATACGCTCAACAGCGGAGATAACCCGACAAGTGGAACTCCTGACGATGCCCTTAAAACAACAGAGCCGGCAACACCGACAGGACGCGTACCTCTTGCGACTGATGTAACAGACGATGCGACGCTGGCCCTTCCACGATACAAAATAATCCCTCATCAGACGTACCCCTGGAATATCTGGGCAGTGGTGCAGGCGACCGGCAACGACATTTTTTTCTCCAACGACTGGGGCGCGACATGGCACCCGGTCGGCGATTTTGATTTTAACTATCATACTACAGTATGGATTGATTCTGCCGGATATTTGCATACAGCTGATCGTAACGGTGCCGGTGGAATTACATACCGCAAGTTTTTTGCCTCAGTCTACCTCGGAGCGCACCATGTCAGTGCCGACGACGCCGCTCTTAATCCATGGGGGGCAGGTAATACTGGGTCGTGCGGAGGCATGGTCGCAGACGGTACAAATCTATGGATATCAGATCGGGTTGTTTCGCAGTCCGGAGCAGACCTTATCTATGTGCACTATTCCGGCGATAACGGTGAGACGTTTACAGCTACCTATAACACCGGAGACACGTTTGATACTGAGCATCGCGTGGGGATGGTCGTTGCAGACGGCAGGCCCGCGCTTGTTGTCTATGAGCAGAGGACGGGCGGATGTAGATTTTATCTGTATCGTTGGGACGGCGTAGACAGTTTTGACGCTGACACTGATTACATTACAACTGCGTCAAGTGACGCTCTCACCCGGCAGTTCGGAGCTACTATCGATAGTGACGGCACTATACATGTAGTCTGGGCAGATCAGGTCGATGGAACGTACGTTATCCGGCATGCTCATAAAACATGGGGGAACTCGTGGAGTAGTCCGGTTACGCTCGCAACTCCCGGTACGTTTAATTCTGAACCCGCAATCGGCTACCAGGATGACGGGGTTGTCTACTGTCTATATGTCAACAGTGACGGCGATATATGCCGCAGATCGTATGATGCTGGATGGAGCGCTGAGGTAATTGTCAATGACTCTGCACCCAGCGGACACCCGAATGTAGCTCCGGTCCTCCCATCCAACGCTGACTATTTTCCGGTGCTTTACACTGAGGACGACGGGGATTCTACCTACACAACATACGTTGATTTTATCTATCGCACCGAGGGCGGAGGATCAGGCGCAATCTCTGGCACATCGGAGGGCACGTCCACGGCATCGGGTACTCTTACCGGCACAGGTGCATTGTCCGGGGCCTCCGAAGGGGCATCCGTTCTTTCCGGCGTCCTGACCGGCACTGGTAGTTTGTCTGGATCAGCTTACGGGCTTGCGACCGTCTCGGCAATTCTCTCTGGTACTGGATCTCTCTCCGGTTCTGCGGCCGGTACGTGCGATATTACAGCGCTCCTTTTCGGCGTCGGATCACTGAACGGGTTATCCGAGGGGTCGTGTATTGCCTCCGGTACTCTCCACAACGCGGCACCGACCGGAAACCTACAAGGAGTTGCGGCCGGTTCTTCGGTCGTCACCGGGACTTTACAAGCAAAAGGCGCATTATCTGGCCTGTCAGCCGGTACGGTTACCATCACCGGTACGCTTTCCGGTGTCGGCGCTTTATCAGGGCAGGCGGCAGGCGTCGCAACATTAACCGGTACACTCCGCGACGGGGCAAATATCCCGATAGGGGAAATCACAATTGAGTTTACGCGGCAGGGCACCGGTATTGCTTGCTCTGTTTTGCGAACAGGAATAACGGCATCCGTACGGGGCCGCAACTTGAATTAAGTGAGGGGATGAAATGAGCAAATCCAATACCTTTGAGAATGAGCTTTTACTGCTGCTGCTTAACAATACGAATATTGCAAACGTCGGCGATGCTACCGGACTGCGTGGATCATCTGCTGCCGGGGTGCTTTACGTCAGTCTGCATACTGCGGACCCAGGAGAGGCGGGGAACCAGTCAACGTCGGAAGCGGACTATACCGGATATGGTCGCGTCTCGGTTGCTCGTACTTCCGGCGGCTGGACCGTTACCGGGAACGCTGCGGCCAATGCTGCGGCTATAACTTTCGGGGCGTGTACCGGAGGAACAAACGCGATTACATACTTCGGCATCGGGACTTCCGAAACCGGAACCGGCAAGCTCCTATACTCTGGCGCTCTTTCGGCAACCCTGAATGTATCAAACGGCATAACACCCGAATTCGGAGCTGGTGAACTGGATATCACGGAGGACTAAATGCCGAACGCCTACCAGATAGACCGTGTGTCAGTCCCGGCAGGGAGTAGCTATTCGCCTGAGTTTACTTTCAGGGATGAAGCGAAGGCGGCAACAACCCCGAATGCTGGCACTGTCACATGGACGCTGACCGACAAAAACGGGAATGTGAAAAACAGTCGGGAAGATGTGGCCGTAGATTCTGCCAACCCGGTTATTGTTAATCTCGAAGGAGACGATTTGACCGCAGAGGATGCTGATGTTTTTACCATTGAGCAGGGCGTAAAAATTGCCAAAGCGGAAAGGCGTCTTTCGATTCGCGGCGAGATAGATACCACGCTCGGAAACAATCGGCCAACCACCATGGAGCTGATCTTTTTTGTTTATAAAATTGTTGCAGTGTAGGGGGTAAAGAAGAATGGAATTTATCGATCAACTTGTTGCTATCGGAATACCCGTTACGCTTATAGCCTCAATCGCGTTGATAATCAAATCCTGGCTGATGCTCTCGACAATCGAAAAGGTCGTAGCCGGCCTTGAGCCACGGATCCGCAACTTGGAGGAAAATCGCGTTGAAATTGAAAACGACATATCCGAGATTGACGGGAAAGTTGACGTCCTGAAAGATGAATTAGGCGCCAAGATAACGGACCTTACCCGCAACGTCGATAACCTGTCAAAATATATGGACACCTTTGCGCAGTCGCTTGGCAGTCTCAGGGATAATCATATCGAATGGAAAGCCGCCTTTGAGAAAGAACAGACGAAACTTTTCCAGATGTGGTCAAGCCAGTTTGAACACTTTACAACCGAAATGCGCGATCTGAGGAATGCGCTTAAAAAGTAGCCTATGCCGAGATACCACAGGACTCTTTTGATCAACGATATGCACTGCGGGCACTTGCTCGGATTAACGCCTCCGGATTGGCACAGGAACGATTGCACCAGTTGGCAAATTCCCGCATGGCATTTTTACCAGTCAATTGTCGAGCAGATAGGCCCAGTTGATGATTTAATTGTCAACGGCGACGCAATCGACGGCCCCGGAAAAAAAGAAACCACATCACACCTGACAACAGATATCGGCGAACAGTGCCGGATGGCTGAGCAGATAATCAGCCTGCCGAAAGCTGACCGCATACATATCGTCAAGGGAACCGGTTTCCACACTGACGGTGATACAGCGTATGAGGACATTTTAGCTGGCGCTTTCGGACTCAAGGCCCACGACGAATTGAGGCTTGAAGTCTATGGCAGAAAGATCCACGTCCGGCATGTAGTCGGGAGAAGCGATATCCCCTACGGCCAGCAAACGCAAATGCAGAAAGAATTGATAAACGATATTTTGCAGGCTGAATTCGAAGATTACCAGTCAGCTGACATCCTGCTCAGAGCTCACGATCATTATTGTTTTAAAGTCGAGACAGCAGACTCCAGGCGCGGCTTTATGCGTATCGTCTACATTGCCCCCGCTCTGCAAATGAGAGGCCCGCGGCAGTCCAGCTTTACCCGGAAGCTTAGAACGTGGAAATATGATTTCGGTATCAGCCTAATTGAAATTGACCAGAAATCCAGGGAAGCATTTATCCGGCCTTTTCTGATGCCGATTAAACACTATGCAAGGAGAGAATATCTATGTCTGACGGAAGAGCAGAAATAACAATGCCTGATACGCTGGAAATATCAGAAGACATGATGGCGAAGATTGCAGAGATTGAGGACACGTCAAAGTTTCAGCATAAGATATGGTCGGCCGAAGAAGACGCGATCCTTTTGAAATACTGGAAAGTGAAAAACAAATCACAATTGTCAAAAGTAATCGGCGTTTCCGAGACCACAGCACGGGAACGGTATCTTAAATTAACAAAAGACTATCCCGATTAAAAGCGTCCTTCTCCGCGCTTTTGATCACTGCCGGGCTTGTCCCGGCTTTTTTTATTTGAGCGAAAAAAGTATATAAATTTCGCTCACGAACTAAACCGTTTCCATTTCAGAAATAGTACCGGAAAGGTTCACTCCTTGATTTTTCCTTCCAAGAATTTCCGCTGGGCTTGTTCAATGAGCGGCAAATCCTGGACAATGTAATCCGTATAGTGCTCTGTCATTGCCTCTGAATCGTGACCGGTAAACCGCCTGATGATTGTATCGTCAACATGGGCACGGCGTAAAAGCGTATTAAAGAACCGGCGGGTAGAATGGAAAACGATATTCCGCTTCTTTCGTTCTTCCTCGCCTATCCCGACCGATTCAAGGCGCTTATAAAACCAGTCCCGCAGACGGTTAGCAGTAATCGGAATTTCCCGGCGCGGATGGAAGCTGAAAAGGTACTGATCTTTTTTCCCCATGAACGGCTGCAACTCTTTGCGCATCCCCGGGGTGATAGGTATCTGCCGGACCTCTTTGTCTTTTACCAGTGTACGGCGCTTCATTTTTTGGTTGTACTGCTGGTCAATTTCCAGGTAACTCATCGTAAGCACCCGATCCCCACGTTTGACCTCGACATCCTTAACGTCCCCGGAGACAATGCCGCAGACCTCGGAAATACGGAGCCCCGTCATAAAAGCAAGCTTCATGGCGGGGTAATATACCGCGCTGTACTTATCGTCAACAGGTACCTCAAGTAGCCGGCGGGCCTCATCGAGCGAGAGCCCCCCACGCTTATTTTTTTCCACGGCCAACGGGCGAACCTGCCGCCACGGGTTGCGGTACAGGGAGCGCGCGTCCTTCATTAACTGGACCCTTTCGTATTCACCCAGGATTGTTGAATAGACCGATTTCCAGTTATTTACCGTCTTATTCGCCCGCCCGGTTGCCTGCCACTCGAAAAGCAAATCCTCGCAGTCCATCGCGGTGATTCTGTCAATCTGTTTATCGCCGTGGTAGGGCAGGATTTTGCTTTCCGTCACCCGCTGAGCATCACGGCAATAACTTTGTGTGATCCCCGGTTTATCTTTCGGCGACCGGGCCAGTATTCCCCGGATATAATCCGACCTGTGCCAGTCCCAGAAATTGCGCTGTTCGACCCACTGGCGCAGGGTAGGCCCGGAAAGCCCTTTCCCGTATTCCAGCAATTCCCGGACTTTCCCCTCTGCCTGCTTTCTGGTTTTCGCCCTATCACGTTCCCGCGTGTAGCCTATGCTGGTTGATTTTCCAGGTTGCCGCACCCCGTCGACATAGGCGTAGTAGTACCATACGGTTTTGTCTTTGAATTTCCGCGGGTAAATTGTATAGTCTGAATCGCGGTATCGGGGCATTTAGACGGCCTTCTCCAATAGCTCCGGGTTTTCGTGGATGTTGCCGATGATCTTTGATACATTGAAATTGTTTATGCCGTCCCAACGGTATCGATTCCATCTTACGATTTGCTTCACGTATGGATCAGCGCCTTTTGGAACTAAACCAGAATAATGCTCTATAATATCACCCTCATAAATCTCTTTGCCGTTCTTGTCCTTGAGACCGGTGAATTGTTCTGGCTCAATGCCGTTCGCATTGCACATAGCCAGCACCCATGAAGGATTCACTTCATCATCACGCGAGCCGTATACGAACTTCTTACCAGTCCATGCCCGAAACTTAATCTCTCTCATTCCGTCACCGCCTCAACTGCACTCGCCTGATACGCCGATACATCCCCGGTGGCTAAATCCATAACCCATGAGCCCGTATCGTCAATCCAGAAGAGCTCCCCGGCCACAACGTCCCAATCTTCGAGGTCATAAATCCCGGCCTCGACAAGCACCCTGTCGGTGTCAACCAGATTTGATTCCCTGATCTGGTAGACCATATTATTGATTGTGTTTGACTGGTAATAGTAGAGGCCATCCACGTATTTTGATTCTGTAACCGACAGGCCGGAGTTTGTCGCGGTGTATGCTTCATTTAGTGTGATTGATCCGCCGGAAACCGACAGGGTGTAAACATGCTCATAATCGGCAAATACTGAATTGTCAGCGGTCGGCGTTCCGTAGCCTACCCGCCGGGCTCCGGTTGCGAAGGGGTGAGAAAGGGCGGTTGACGGCCCCTCGGTGACGCTTCCGTTGTCAGCGATGATCTGTTCCCAATACGCATTGCCACCCCAATGGATCATATAATAGGTATCGGCGGTCTCGTCATAGATCAGGGAGTGAGATTTCAAGCCCCCGGATTCAGCACCGGAAAGACCTTCATACAGTCGCAGGGCCGCAGGACTGCCGGAAAGCTCACGTGAGACGCCGCCGGGGTATGACCGCTTAAAGCTGCCGGTCAGGATAAAGGGCGTTTCCGTCTCGCTTAGAACCATGTATCCGGCGGGTACGGTATCGCTGTCATTCAGTTTGAACGATTCCCCTGTAGCCGGGTCAACGTTCAGGACCGCCCCTCCGCTGACGTAGTACATGCGGTTATTACGGTATTTAATCTCCGACCAGTTACCAGGGGCCGGGATTTCAACCAGCTCACCTGTTACAATGTCAGCTACCGCTGACGTGGTGGAATCATCATAGCTGTACTGTAAGACCATGTAATCGGTAGACAGCAGCTTTGACTCAGTGACCGGGACACTGACCTCGACACCTTTCTCGTCAGTCCAGACCACCTCTTTGACTTCCGCGTCTTTCACGGCGTTCAGGACAGCGGGACTATTCCAGACCCGGAGATACCCGTCAGCCCCGGCAAGGTTTACGCTCACAAGCGGGGCCCTTTCGCTACCGGCACCACCGCCGGAGCAAGCGACAAAAAGTACTAAGATCAGCAAAGTAAGCAACATTTTGTTTTTCATGATATACCCTCCTGCGCGTATCAGTGCATATAATGATAGCATAACTGATACGTACAAGATAAGTATAACCCTAAGTTGTTAATACGTCAACATTTATCTAATGGAGGTGGCGGGAGTCGAACCCGCGTCCTACAAGGCATGCCATAGATCTCTACAGGTTTAGCCGTCTCTTTAATCTCGGACCGGGTGAGGAGAGCCGGCAGCCCTTCCCGATTCCAGAGCCTGCTTGAATGTCCCCGGGCAGCACAGGCCTCTGCTCAGGTAAGCCCTGGTTTATTACAAGCACACCGGGCTTCAAGGCGGCATCCCGGGTACCCGACGAGGCTTAATTAAGCCGCGATTGCGTAGTCTGCTTCGTAATTGTCAGCAGTTATTGTTTGTGGCAGTTTAAGGAGTTAACCGCTCCACCTGCAACCCATGACTCTGCATCTCGCAGTCGAAACCTTGACACCCCCCATCTGATGACTGTTCTGCACGTCAGGGATCTTCCATAATATACGCAAATGATACTGAATCATCAAGTAGTTTACAGCCGCTGCTTGAACTCCCTGTCCGCGGCGCGCTTGTCATCCCGTTCCTTGATGGACTGCCGCTTGTCATGGAGTTTCTTTCCCTGGCAGACTCCCAGTTCAAGTTTTACAATACCCCCCTTCAGATAGAACTTCAGGGGTACCAGAGTCAGACCTTTCTCGTCAACCTTGCGCTGCAGACGCTTGATTTCGTCTTTGTGCGCCAGAAGCCGGCGTTCCCGTACCGGTTCATGGTTGAAAATATTCCCGAACTCATAGGGGGTGATATGAAATCCAACCAGCCACAGTTCACCGTTGCGTATGCGGGCGTAGGCGTCTGTAAAAGAGAATTTTCCGGCCCGCATGGATTTTACCTCGGTACCCTGCAGGGCTATACCGCATTCGAGAGAATCGAGGACCATGTAGTTGAAGCGGGCCTTTCTGTTGTCCGCCAGGATCTTTTTGCCTTCCAT